GCAAAGTCTAATTCCTTCTTATGTCGCTGACCATAATTAAAACTAATACCATGCACTTCAGTTTCAATATACTGCTTAACCCAGTAAGCTAGAGTGACGCTATCCATACCGCCACTAACTACAACAATTGCCTTATCCTTATCCATTTTTAACCTTCCTAGTTGGGAATAACGTTTGCGTAAAGCCACTCTGTTCTACCAGACTTACGACGAGTAATTAGTCCTCGTTGCTCCAAAGTCATTAAAACATTTTCAGCTGCACGTGCATCCAGATGATACGTTTGCATCAACTGGGATCTTGTAATACCTTCTGCAGACTTCTTAAGTGCACGCATAATATTTTGCAGAAGTCGTTCACTAGATGTTCTACCAATGTTCTCTACAATCTCTAGTCCACATGATCTCCAATACTCGACATAACTAAAGGCCTTAACTAAATCTCGCTTAGTGACTACAATCTTTTCTTCCATGCGTAATGCAGCTAAAAGCACAGCTGCCTTAAGTCCTGACTTAGATAGACGATCGAACATAGGCGTCATTAAGTCAGGCAGTTTAGAAGCCAAAGCGGCTTTCATCATACTTGACTCGAACTCATTATATTTAAGCCAAGCCTCATTAGTTAATTCTGCATCCCACTTGGCAGGAGCTTCGAGAGTCTTACCTTGAATAACAACCTGCTGTGGACGATTGTAGAACGAATGTAGCTCTTGTAACTGTTCAATAATTTCTTGGCGGCCTGCTAGAGTAGTTACTGTAGGTGGACCTAAAGGTCTAATACGGCTAAGATCGGACTCTGCCGTAATAAAAATAAATCGCGGTAAGAAGCCGCTCGCTACATGTTCATACTGTAGTAATGACAGAATACGATCTCGAATGCCTCCGGCTAAAATAATTAATACAGGTTCCTTTACTTCAATGACCGCCGATCGCAGAATCCTTTTCTGATACTTACCGTCATATAATTTAGTAAGAGTCTCAGCCATGCCAGCATAGTAATCCTTCTTTGTCATCATCTCTAAGAGTCCAGAAAATTCGTCTCTTAAGAACACACTAGGCCTTGAAGTTCTAAACTGTAGTGCACCAAATAGACCTTCAATACTACCATCTGTAGCCATTAAAGCGTCACTATCTACTTCGGCTAGGAGGTCCATAGCTAAGTCCATGGCAGTAGATTTTCTCGTTAAAGTCGTATCTGCCAAAATCATAAACCAGACATTAGGTAAGAGAATGCCGAAAGAAGTTGGCAACCTAATTGGTCCTGCCATAACACTAGATAAAATAGTAAAGGCGCCAGCCTGATGATATTGAGGGGCTGCATCACCAATAGTCTTAGCCCAGTTCATATATTCGTCTACAAGACTTTCATAGCCTTCAATTAACTCTTTGTCCTCATTGGACAATAAGGGCTCAAGTAGTCCTGGCGCGATAGCATTCATATGCATCTCATGCTTATGATATGCTCGGCATACTTCTTTCCAAAGTTGGCTCTCTTGAATTCCGTCACGCTTATATTTATTACAGGCACTATCACGTGATACTACAAATACTTCTTCGCGTGTCATGCCTGCTTCAATACAAAACATTTCTAACTGCCAAAGAACGCCACTCCAATCTTTCTCTGGCGGTTCACTAAATAAGTGCCAAGCAAGTGGCTGCAATCGCTTACGGTATTTCTCCATAAGTACATCTGCAGTTTCTTCAGGCATCTCACTAGCGTCAGGAAAAGGAATATCTGCCGTCGCATAGCTGGCCACCTGTGGAAGCGCTTCACGCAATTCCGCTAAGGTGTATTGAATACCATTTACAGCTACGATCTTAATAAGCGGTCCGGCAAAAGTATTGCCGCCACCGTACTTATGATTCAAAGTAAAGGGTACTCGAAGTAGTTGAGTAAGATCCCAGCCAGATAAATCTGCACCGTATTGATTATACTTATGCGCAATACGCCTAGAAATATCTTCAGCGTCATAAGATAATGTCGGCGCCTCTAACTTCCACAGGGCCTGGAATCGATTAGGACTTGTCTCTAGAATAAAGGTAGGCTCTTCTTCCAGATGCTTAGGATCGCATGCGTCAAGATCGGCCCAAACAATTTGGCTATCAATACACTTTTCTTTGACTCTTTTAGTATCCGAAAGTAATGTTGTGCACCAATAGACATTATGAGTCATAGCATGACGTTGTACGAAGTCTAAAGCTAAGTCCTTTTGTTTAGGCCAACTAAAGAATTCTTCCCTGAGCTCACGCTTACCAGGTGGAATAGTAGCTAAGCATAAATACCCTTGTGTTTCTCCGAAGATAGCGTCAAAAAATAACGCTCGCTTTTCTGTCGCTTCATTACTCACTGCCAGCATCTAGGACCTCGCCTGTCTCTTTATCTACCATCTTACCGCATTCACTGCAAAAGTAAACATCCTCGCCGATGATACTTATACTAGCGAATTCTGAATATAACATTTCATAACCGCAACAAATGGGTGTTTCATCTGTATCCATAGTTCGTCGAGAGGAATCGAACCTCCTCTACTGCAGGCGAGGCAGTGTGCTACCGTTACACTACGACGAGATTTATTACGGCATCATAGATGCTGACTTGCCAGCCTTCATTTGGCCCATAGGCTTAAAGGCCTTAATGTTGTTCTGCTTCTCGCCTTCGTACTGTGCATACTCAGCCGGCTTGGTCTTGAGCGTAACAACTGCGCAGACATCTTGGCCCATAAGTGAGGAAGTAACTTCTTCCAGGTCTAAAGTGCCATTAGGATCTAACCCGCTATAGGGACAAGCGGCGATCAATCCCTTCAAGCCGAAGAGAGCCTGCGGAAGCAAGGACGTATTAGTCCAAAGCTTTCGACCTTCAAACTCCCCGCTCTGCACAGTGAACTCCCAAGCGAGATAAAGACTGCCAGGGTTCTTCGAGTTAGGTCCTGACTCCTTTACTTCGACATCGGTCACGGCGACGTGATACTGATTAGCCGGCAGCGGATCATAACTGTTTCCGCCTTCAACATTACTGAGGTCAATAACTGTACCCATTTACTTCTAGCTCCTGTCTTAATTGTGTTTGTGAATAGCAGACCAAATCTCTGCCATGGTCGGTTCTACTAATACGGGCGGCAAGTTATTACTACGATCCTTGCACACATATTGTTCTGTAGCCGAACTTAAAAGGAGACGACTATTCTTAGTCTTGCCTTCCTGTTCAGGATCAGGCAACTCCTTGCGATACATATAAAGGCAAAGGTCTACATAGCCAGGAACTTCCTTTGCCAGCTTACCTGGCAATGAAGGTCTGTATGTAGTCTTACCAGACTTTGGATCCTTATCATCAGCCACAAGGGCAGTGAAGATCGTATTCATAGGCAGATCGCGAAATGCTCGAACAACTCTACGAATCTGTTCAGCATTCTTTCCCCACTCACGTACAGAAGGGACTTCAGGATCTCGATCAGCATCGTGCTTGATGACTTCAGCCATGATTGTCGTCATACTGACCTTCTGCAATTCAGTAAGGGAATCAATGACGATAGTCTTAAAAGGATGATCGCCTCGGCGTAGTTCATTATAAAGTGTAGCAATATCATCCCAACTCTTAATACGTACAGACTTTACGTTAGGATAGAATGCACGTAAGGAGAACGTACCGCCTTCAACGTCAGCAATAAGTACTGGAGACATCTCAGCTACAGCATCAGAGCTGCCTGCAAGAATAGTCTTACCAGTACCTGACTCAGCGTAAATGATCATATTGATCAGAGCTTCGGACTCAGCTACAGAGTTAATAGCTAGGCCGCCAATAGTTTCTTTCGTAAGCACTTGAGGCGTTTCAATTTTAGAGGGCATTGTTTCTCTTTTCAGGATTGAAGTATGTAGTTAATATCCATTTGTAGTCACTGCCATCGTTCATAGCTACGCATACAGAACGGACAGGACAATTATCGCAAGAGAAAGGACTAGGACTAGGATAGATCCGAAGTTTTGGATCTAACATATCTAGTACTTCATCGCGGATTCGGTTGCCGATCTCATTAAGTTCGTGTTGATTTCTACGCACTTCTGAACGGCGTACAAATTCTTTACCCTCACCTTTAAGATGTAGTAAGAACTCTTCGTACAAAGCTAAGTCTTCACCGGCCTCTTCTAATTGGGCTACAGCAATATCATATGAACACATCTGTTGCTTATTAGTAGAGAACCTTCTGCCTTGCCGAATATTTTTAAGCTCTTCCAAAGGCTTAGGATATGCCTTAAAGATTTCGGCATAAACATTGCCTGCGATCTCAATGCCTAAAGCTTTTTGTAAGGCCCAGTTATACGAGCTTAATTGTTCGTCTAACTCTAAATGACTAAGTGTGTCTCGCATGCGCGCTGTGGTCTTATGATCCCAGATCCAAACTTCTCCCCAAGGATCCTGGACTAGTAAGTCAATACGGCCTCTATAGACAACACGAGTATCTGTCCAGCCCCAGATGTCTTTAATTTCTGCAGGCGTAAAAATGTCTACCTCAAAGTCTACTTCGGTGGCAAGAGGCTTAAATCTATCGTAGCCCTTACGCTTAACGTAGTCAAAGTAATGCTTAAGCATACCAATGCCTAAATCAAGATCTTCCTCGTAGGAAACTCTATCTTGATCATCCAGGCTCTCTCTGCCAGTAAGCCTTAAGTACCGCTGCTTTTGCTTCGTCATCTCGTCTTTAAATGACGCTAAGGCGTTATTGACTAAAATAATTCTACGATCATCTTCGGTCATATACCAAGTAGTTGGATCGTAAAAGATTTCCATAGCCTTATGGAACGCAGTACCAAAAGCCAAAGGCCTAGGTGTATCGATAGGCTTATAGCCTTGACGTAAATCACTCATAACATCCCAGCGTCGACGGCATCGCTTAAACGAAAGCCGGTCACTAGTATGAATCGGAATGACTCGCATATCCCCTCTTTCTTGTGATTAGTATTATATCTTAGCCTCAATGGGAAATCAATAAGGCAATTCGATTGCCTACTTCTTAAGGTACCAAGATACAGCCATAGTAAAGATAACAGCGCCCGTACAGACGATCATTAAGTCCCTAAAATAAGTCATTCTACAATGCCTGCCTTCTGTAGAAAGTTACCCATGTATTCCACAGCGGCGTTAAATCTTTCTTCCTTGCTGATGTCCCAATCGAGCCATTGGATGCAATGCATCGTAGGCAAGTATTCAGCAATCTTGTTCATGGCTTCTTCTTTAGTCATTTGTATTCTCCTTTGGGAAATCTAATAGTTCCTTAATCCAAGACCACTTCATTTCGATCGTAGCATTCTTTTGCGACTCCACTGTATCAGCGGCAATAATATCTATTACCTGTACAGCTTGTGTCTGGCCAATACGATCAACTCGGCCAATAGCTTGTTCATTAGCCGAAGGCGACCAATCGCGTTCTAGGAATACAATGCGATGAGCGGCAAATAAATCAATACCTGTTCCGCCAGCTTTAATCGTCCCCGTGAAGACCTTAGCATCACCTTCCTGAAATTGCTGCACACCTTTAATCCTGTCTTCGGTAGACACTTCTCCATGTACAGTAACATAAGGCACCTTAGCCTTAGTCAATCTGGCGTTCAGTAGTTCAATTAGCTGTCTGAAGTTACTGAATACAACCAGCTTGACATCCTCTTCTAGGGCCGTCTCAATAAGCTGCATACAAAAATCTAACTTAGGACTAGGCTCAGAAAGCAGCACTTTGCCTTCGACATCTACAGTAGCGTAAGCTGAAGCAAATTGTAATAGACGTACTAGTTTAGAGATAGCCGCCTGAGCGATAATAGGTTCCATCTCACCAGAAGTATTTTGAGATCTAACCCAGGCCACCATATCAGCCTTCATTTCGTCATACGCCTTACGTTGACTAGGCTCTAACTGAACTTCAAACTCCAGCGGTGGCATACGCTCGGGCATATTCTTACGCACATCTCGTAGCAGTCTACGAACAGTAAAGGGTTGAATCTTTTCTTGTAGTTCTCTTACATTCTTAGGCCCACTAACTACTTTATACCCTTGATACGACGTCGTATAATTACAGTACTGTTCAAAGAACTTCCAGTACGAAGTCCAGTCCTTGGGATAAAGCCAATGCAGAACAGACCATAAAAGATCAGGCTTGCCAGATGTAGGCGTTCCGGTAAGAGCTGTACGATACTTCGGTTTAATGGCCTTAAGGTTACGTGTAACTTGATTCTGCCTATGCATAATCTTTTGGGCCTCATCGGCAATAACATGTAACCATTTCTCTTCTACAAGGCATTTAAAGAAGCTAAACTTGGCCGTAGAGCTTCTAGGCTTCCACAGGGACTCCCAATGCGTGATGAGGACGTCGGCATTAGAGTCTTTGAACTCTTGCCATGAGCCTTCCTTATCTTTGGG